TCCAGTTTTAATCCTATAGGCAATTTGAATTACTCCACCAGCCCCTCCTCCACCACCACCTTTAGCTGCTACTCCACCAGAACCATTACCGCCATTAGTGGCATTACAAGAAACAAGACCAGAAGCACCCCAAGTAATACTTTTAGCTTCAATCCAAATTACCCCACCGCCATTACCACCAGCACCACTATTATTTCCAGCTGCACCAGAACCACCAGAACCTCCTCCGCCACCCCAAAATCTACGCAAAATTTCAAAAATATATGGAGATAAGATAGCTCCTACGTAGCAAGCACCTGCACCACCNACACCAGTTGTTCCATCGCCACCAGCACCAGTTGATCCACCACCCTTATCCCATCTTCCATTGTAAGCTGAAAGTGTTCCACCACCAATGTCACCAACACCATCAGCACCTCCGCCACCTCCTCCGCCGCCAACATTTGTGCCAACTCCGCCTCCACCTCCGCCAATGGCACCAGCACCACCTGGATTTCCATTTGTGTTGACAACTGAAACACCACCAACACCACCCCTATTATCCATCTTTATTGTTCCATTAATAGTTATGGTGTCGTTAGCTAAAAGAACAAGAACTTTATCATTCGCATGTGCTGTTAGGAAAAAACCTAAATCTATGGTAAGGTTAGCATATTGCATCACCTTGACCCCGATAGTGCTATCCGCTAATGTTGTATCCACTGAAATAGTGGCATCCCCATCAGAACCATCTCCGAATAAAATCTTACCATAACTTTGAAAATTCGAAGCAACAAAAATTTCAAGACCTCCACCTTCTGCATTAGACGTATGCGTATGAACTGCATCAGTCCATATATTATCCCAATCAAAATGTGCATTTTGGGCAATTACATTCCAATTTGCATCATCTGATACAATTTCAGCGAATTCATATTGTTTGGATAGAACATAAGTTAAAGCTCCATCAATCGTCTGTGTACCATTTGCGTCAATTATAACTGTCCCTGCCCCAGAATCAACCTTTTTAATTTTATATGGTTTACCAGAAATTCCTATTGCAGTCGGAAGATTAATTGTGTAATCGCTTGCACCAGTAGTAACAAGAATTACATGATCTGTTTCAAGTGCAGTATATGGAGAACCTGATGATTTAGAAACTACATTCCATTCATGCATACCATATGCAGTTCCAGTACCACCTGTTGGGTTTCTATGTTCTTCTGCAAACCTTTCCCTTACAACCTTTAGGTTGTCGTTTATCTTTACATCAAGATCATATCCATAAGTGTCATCACTTACGGCAGTTTCATCCCAAGTATATGTGTATGCCATTTCATCTTCTCCTAAACCAATTTATAGCTGGATAATTTGATGGATAACGTGGCCCAAATTTACGCATCCTTGAAGCTGTAATAGACCTAAATTGTCTATCACTTCCTGGTGTTTTACTAATTTTAAGATTTTCAGAAGAACCTAAAAATATATTATACCAATAATTAGCTCTCTCAAGGTTTTGTCCGCCACCCTCCTGAGCTAAAAGAAAAGATACTGCACCAGGTTCAAGAATTGTTCCAGATGAATATGGAGCTTTTGGGGTTTCTGAGGATATTACAGTTGTAGGTATTATTGGGCCTATGATTTCAATTACAGCGACAGTCGAAGGAAAATACCAAAGAAGCAAATTACCCAATTTATAATCAAGACAATACCAATCTGGAGTTCCGCTTCTCTCCCTCCATTCATCATCCATTAACCTTATTTCATAAATTGAAATTGGGTCTTTTGCCTTGGTATTAAATAGAACTTCCTTGACTGATAATAATTCGGCAGGTAATGAATAAATCTTACCAACAGTTATAACAGAATCTCTTGTATAACTTTCTATTACATTTCTGTTTTCTTCGGCAAGATTTTTATATAAAAAATTTATTACTTCATCTACTTTGTCTGAATCCCAATATTCAGTTGTGCCAGCCTCTCTACCCAAATGTGAGAGGACATTTGTACGCATTGTTTCCAGCGTTGCCATTTTGTCCCCCCATAATTAAACATTTCCAAATGATTGAGTAGCCAAAGCATCGAATGGGATTCCTTGTGATGGTTCACCATCAAAAACATCTATTCCCACAATTTCAAACCAGTTGCTTTTATCTACCTTACCTGGTTCTTCGGAAAGTTGTAGATGCATTGGTGTTGGCATTACATAATGCTTCTCATTACCACTGCCACCACTAACAAACATAAAATTTCCAAGTTTAAAAATCGTTTCGTTTGAATCATTTTTTGTTTTAAAGAATACAAGCCTTACTTTTAATTTATCCCAAGTGGCCATTGTCTTTCTCCATTTTTATTTTAAATTTTNCACCCTTAAATGGTTTAAAATCATCAAATGTTACCACTTTTCTGTCACCTTGGTGTCCACATCTTACTTCACTGTCATACCAAACATCAAAATTGTAATCTTTAGCTTTTATACAAAAATCAATGTCCTCTCCAGAATCCTTAGTCCAATCAAACCATGGTTCAGGTATTGTTTTAAAAATCTTAACTCTCGTAAGAGTACAACCAAAACCAATTGCCCCACCTTCTAATTTGACAAGACCATCTGGATAATCTGTAAGATTTGTGTATTTCCCTCTTTCCGATAATTGAGAATCTTTCTTTTTCATAATTAAAGGATAATGTGGCGGTTCTTTCATAAAGTAAAGGCCAGTCACAATATCCTTATTATGTGAAAGTAACCTTCTCAATACTCCAGGTGCAACAATAATATCCTGATCTAACCAAAATATAAAATCTTCCTCTATGTTTGTAAGTGGGTCATCCAATACCTGTCCAACAGCATCATTCCTTGCGTATGGAATTAATCTGTTTTTAGGCATAGCTGTACCACACAACAGACCATTACAGGACATAGCAAGAAGCATATGGTTTTCATAAATATCAAGATCAACACCTATTCCGTATAATGGAACAGCAAGATAAACCTTCATCTTAATCCTAACAAAACATAAAACCATTCTATCGGTTTTGGCAAATTCCAACCATGCCAATTAGCTGTCTTAAATTTTCTGCCACCGCAAATCCTACACTTACCATGCTCACTCATTGATTTTGCAGTAGCTATTGAACCACAACCATCAGTAACACATCTATAAAAATTATACCTCATTTTGTAACCTCAAGTGTACATCTCATTTCTGCTATAATATTTCTTAAATGTTTTTTCTTAAATTCTATTTCTGGATCATTTAAAAATTCTTTATATGGAACAAGAACAGTTTCAACAACCCTAAAATCATATTCAACGCCATGATAACCAATATGTGTGTTTACTTGTTTATCAAAATACATCCATGAATTTTCATTTAAATATCTTACATGCCCAGAACTTTCAAATGCATCATCACTTGTCGCATAGGGAGTAATAAATAAACATTTAGCTCCACGTTTACAAATTCTCCACAACTCAAACATAAGTTTGTCAATATTTCTAATATGTTCAATTATGTGACTTCCGTAAACCTCATCAACGCTATTATCTGGAAATGGAAGTGGTTTACCACATTCAAGATCAAATAAAAGATCAGGCTTATTTTGTTCAAACTTATCTATATTAACAAAACCATCTTTATGATTAAAGCCGCAACCAAGATTAAGTTTCATCATTTTAAATTTTTCAGAGCTTCGAGAATATGTCCATCAGATTTTTTAGCATTAATTGTATAATCTGTTCCCTTTTTCTTTCCTTTCAGCTTTTCTTTTAATTGTTCAACAGCTGTATCAAGGTCGGGGAATACATAAGTTTCATCTCTGTATTCTTTTTCNTCCCCTTTCCCTTCATTCCAAGAATGACGACAAATAACACCATTTTCCACAAGCTCTATGTTTATACGTTCATCTTCCATTGAAACCTCTCCTGTCATGCTCATATTGTTGTACAATTACTACAAANTGGCAATTCATACCTNTTGCCATCTGCCATCATTTGTTGATAATATTTTAATTTTTCCCCAGTGAGTGCCTCGATTAAATCATTTCCAAGAATTACATCTCCCTCTGAATCAAAACAACATAAAGCAACCCTTCCGTCCACTAAAACGTAGGAAAAATTAAAAGGTCTTTGGCAAGCCCTTACTGGTTTATATTTTAAATCAAAAAGTTTTCCAGTCCAATTTCCAACTAAATGTAAAAATAGATTGTCTTTGGGGTAAGTTTCTTTCATTTTATCAACTTCACGCATATCAACCAAACCCCAATCTACGATAACACTTACTGTAATTTTTGTTTTATCATTACTTTGTCTTACAATATTAGGATACTCACCATTGAATACATTAAAGGCATTTAATGAAATCATAATATTATCAACTTCCAGGAAAAATAAATCTGGAAGATATTTTTTAAGATTAGTACCATTTGTAAAAATGGTAATGGGAACATCTCTTAAGTAATACCTTATTAATTTTATTCTATCTAAAATCTCTGGGTCAAGCAATGTCTCTCCAAGCCCAGTCAAACATATTCCCTCAAGTGGTTCAATCCTCATAATATCTTTAATGGTTTTTTCAAAAACAGATTGCTGCATGTGCATTTTTTCACGTTTCATTGTTTTATGAACACAAAATGCACATGCAGCATTACAAATAGTAGTTGTTTCTATTTGAATATTCAACTACATCGCCCTGATAAATACCTTTTTGTTGGCTGCTGTGGAAAGTGTAGTTTGCGTAACACTGGCCACCGATTCTCCAGCATACACAAACCCAGTTTTCCCATCACTTGCAGCACTTCTTACAAACGACCAAGCTGCATTTTCAGGGACAAGAATGTCTCCAGCAGCAACCGCAGTTGTTCCATTGATAACATATCCAGCAGACCTATATCCGAAGCATTGTAAAAGCCCAAATGCTTGATCTGCAATAGCATCATCTGCGATTCCAGCAAACAACGAAAGTGTTGCTGTGGCAGGTTTACTTACCCTTACACCATCTGGTGCAGAAATATCCCAAACAGCAGCATATCCTGCAACCAAAGCCGCACCAGATACATTCTGAACAAGAATATATGCCTGTTCGGCATCGTTTTTATTTAACCTTTGAAACTTCATTGTTTTCCTCCTTCTTTGTGACTGACGTGGATAAATCCACCGTTCCTTTTGGAGTCTAATTGTTAACTTGTAATGCTTGTTGACACATGGGTAAGAACACCTTGTTTTTTTCTATTTGAACAAGCAAGATTTCCCATGAAATAGATGATAGATGTTTTGGCCTTTTGGTTTTCTGGCTGGATAAATGGGCCAACATCCAAATCACCTTCTTTGTCAACAAACAACCAGATATACTTACTGTTTATGTAGAGACAGGTACTGTAGGTTCGTGAATAATTGTCTGGATCTGTAACATCAGTACCAGTGTACAAATCTGGGAGATACTCTTCCCAAAGAAGAGTCATGCCCTTGAATTTAAGTCCACCAAACCCCAAATCTGCAGCTTTGGTGTCATAAATTCTTGTCTTATCACGATACCCTGACTCTACTGTTTCGTAAAACTGTTGGTCACATAAGCCAAGGTCTGGAAAATCCCTTCTTCCCTGGCCAGCACCCTTGGAACATGTATTGTAGAGATTTGCCATTTCCATAAAAAGTGCAGCCCAAGTAGCAGCTGAACTTTCCTTGACCTGGTTTCTCCACCATGTGTATGTTCCTTGAGCTATCCCACCAACAGTTGAAGCACCAGATGGGGTTTTCTGAATAAATAACAGCAAAGATTCCACATCGCTTGCTGGAGAAGCTGTTATTATCTTCAGTAACTGTGCTGTCAGCACTTCCTGAAAACTTAGCGTGGCTTCGTCTGTCTTGGCTTGCAAAAGATCAATGATCTTATGCTTGCCAGAATTCATTCTCATATCTTTATTAGAAATTGTGACAGACCCAGAAATTTCTTTCCAAAGGTAATATGCAGCAGTTATGTTATCCATCGGGGTAGTATCAACTTCCTGATAACCGCTGGACATCGACTTGATGGTGGTATTTTTTCCGTACTGTAGCGAAACGACAATTCGTTCACCACCATCTATTACCTTTTTGTGATTTTTTTCATGAATCCACCAATAGAAAGGAATAGCACTGAAAATATTGTCGTACAATGTAGGTTGGTGTTCCATCATTGTAGTTGACAATATTTCGTCAAAATTGTAAGTAAAGGATGAAGGTGGCATTTTTTATACCCTTTTATTTTTTCCCGTATTTTAACCTTACCCTTGTTAAAGCTCTTTCAAAAGCCTCTTCTATATTTTTAGTCTTTCCTGTTGCACCCCTTTCTGTACTCACAGATGGTTTGCTTACAGAAGACTTTTTAGCGTCTTTCATGGCCTTATACAATTGGGCAAGGTTAGTTTTGGCCTCTTCTATTGCTATTATTGCAGGCCTGCCAAGTTCAGCTTCGGCAAATTTACGAAGTCTTGGCATATTATTGTACAAACTGGGATTTTCTATCCCCAAGCGATCCATCATTACACACAACTCTCTATCTTTAGTAAGAGATGGATTTTGGTCGAAGTAAGATTTTACTCCTCTTTTTATTTCATTTTCGGCAGAGCTTTGTTTGTCTGACCTGATTTCACCAAAACCCTTCACCATTATTTTTGCCATAGCTCTTATGGCAGGTGTAAGTTCGTTCTCTTCTGGAAGATTGAGTTGTTGTACGAATGAATCCTCAGCACTAACAGTATCCTCAGCCTCAACTTTTGCAGTTGTCCGAGCTTCTGCTGGTTGCATTAATCTTTGAGCTAATACTGGGTTTGAGCTAAAAAAGTCAAAAAGTTCAGCCTTTCTATTAACCTCAGATATACCCTGCATCTTTCTTGTAAAAGATGCTAACATTCTTTTAAAATGTGGTTGTAATTCTTTTGGCAAATCTTCTGGTTTAATAAGTTCAAAATCTTCTGGGATTTCCGCAACGACAGAATCTTCTTTTTTAATATTTGACAATTCTGCCTTTTCTTCTTCTGTTAATTTTCTTCCAAGTTTTTCCTCAATCGCAGACACTTCATCTGCAGACACTTCATCTGGCGTAACTTCTACAATTTCTTCATCTTTCACACCAAAATCATCATCTTCCTTGCCAAGTGCCTGATCTAAAAATTTATCATCATCACTCGATACTACGATGTCTGCCGACTTAGGATTTCTTGCAAATTCCATTTTTCTTGCCGAAGCATCAGGTTTGGGCATATTTCCCTCCAATGAAAATGTATTATCTACTTTTTCAGGAAAGGCATTCCTGTTGGACAAGCTCCACCAGGGCATTGTCCAAACGGAGCATTGCTACTTCCCTGATTAAGTGGATTTGCTTTTCCACGTTTTGCTTTTCTTGCAGTATTATAAGCAATTGCATTAGCAATTTTTTCTGCATGAGCCTTACTTTTTGGCTTTATGTTTCCTATTTTACCCTTTCTACCATAAGAACCCATCAACTCTTCAACATTTTCTGAATGTACTCTTTTCGATGTTCCTTTATGAAGTGGCATTTATATACTCCCTTGCCTTTTTAGCTTTCTCACGCAATTTAGCACGTGGTGTTTTAGATGAACTTACACCAATTGGTCTATTGTCCATTACCAAACCACGCTTCCTTAATTCTTGTTCAAGATGTGATTTACTCTTTATTTCAACTGGTTCTTCACCCAAATTATATTCCACATAGGGTTTAAAAGGAATAAATTTAGTTCCCTTGAAAATTTTTAATGCGTCACCAGTCTTACATTTTGGACAAATTATTTCATTTACATCAACAGGAACTATTGCTTCAGAAATTTTGTTGCATAATGTACATTCAAAATCATAGATTGGCATTTCTACCAGCCCTCTTTAATTGTCTGCCAGGAATTTGTCTTTTTTGCGAAGCTCTTCCTTTTCCACCACCACCCTTTAATCCTAACTGTTGTAGAATTTGTGGCATATTTATAACATTTTCTCCAATCATACCGCCAGTCATACCGCCAGGTTGCTGTTGTTTTTTCTTCACAATTTCATATTCTTCTATATCGTATTTTTTAGCTAACTGAAGAATAAATTCTCCAATATCAATTTCTTTGTCAATTGGTTGTTTAATCATCATTTCTATACCAGGAAGTTCTGAGACAATTTTCAGAAATTCTGCCAATTGTTGTTTCTCAAATTCTGGTATTTTGGGGGTTGTCGAACCAAGTGCTATTGATACATCCATTTCTCCTTGTATTCTTTCTCTTGTCAGGTCAGTTTCCCAATATTTTCCAAGTTCTCCAGCTATTTCCACAGCAATAGGCAACCTCAAGTTACCCTGCAATGAATCAAGTAATTTCTCGGCACTCTCAACCGCCCAATCTTCAACAAGAGATACCTTGTCCTGATTTCTTAATTGTCCATATTTTTCTATTTGTGAAGATTCAAACATAGTTTTTCTACGTTCAACTGTACCACGTTCTTGTTCTGTTCTACCAGCTGTCATCCAAAATGCTTGTAAATTTCTGTCAATATATTGATATAGGTCTGGTTCAACGGTTGGTACTGGTGCTGGCACAACCTTCTCAGCACCACCCTTATTCATTTCAACCATGCATTCTATTGCCTCAAGCATCTTTTCTCTTTCATCATCATCTTTAAAAGCTCCAGTTTCAAATAAATACTTCCTTATAAATTTTTTAACATGGGATGAAAGGATGCTTATTCCAAGATTATAATTATCTTGTGGTCCCTCCAACACCTCAAGGTCTGAAAGGGGAACAAATTCATCTGGAATTTCATTAAATTTAAGAATCGAATATGGATGCATTTTTATGCTTTTATCAATGTCATCCTCAAATAAAAATCCGATACTTTCATCTTGTTGTCCATCTGCATATACTCTGTAAACTTCATCCCTAAAATCGTACAATTTTATCAATCTTACACGTTTTAGGTCATTTTGTATTTCATCTTGATATGATTGATTACCAGCCATATAAAAAGTTTCTTTGTTGGCAAGATGAGTTTCTTTGACCTTGTCCCTATTTTTATAAAGTTCATTGTCTTTCACATCATCTAATCTTTCAATTATATCCTCACCAATCCAAGTTTGATCTTCAATAAAATTCTTCGGTTCTGGATCAAAAAGCATATTTCTTGGAGAAACACGTTTCATAAAAAAGTTTTCTTTTATCAATAATTCATCTGGTTCGACCATTAATTCGCCAGTATCTGGATCAATTAATAATATTTCTTTTCCATTTTCATCAAATCCATATTTTACATATTTCCCCTTGCGATCATTTTTTCTAAAAATAGGATCGTATCCCATTTTCAAAACACCAAATAAGAATATCGCATCTAATGTGGCAAGTCTAAATTCTTTTTTAACCTTGTTCCTTCTTGTGTAATAATTCAAAACACTTTCTGAAAGTTCTGCACCACTCCTAAATTCTGGCCTTTTTTCTCTTACATAAAAATATGGATTCTGAAAATATAATATCGGCAAAGTAGCCTTTATGTGAGAATAAAAAAGATTAACTATTACCAATTCGTCAAGAGCTACCTGCATTATATCAAGTTGATCGCCTTTGTAATATTGAATATATTTGTCATAATATGGCAAATAATCTTGCCTAACTTTCCTTGACCAACCAACCCTGTTACGCCAAACATTTAATCTTGCAAGTTCTTCTTTGGCTGCCATTAGTTTTTCCCAGGTACAATAAGTGGAGGTATGGTTAAAATTTTTGAAGATTCTTTCATCATCGCAATTTCTTCTTTTTGTTTTTGCCTTATTTTCTCCCTTGCCCTTCCAAGAATAACATTAAGATTATGTAACATAACATTACATTTTTTACATATATTCAAAACAACTGGCCCCATGCCAATACTGACAATATCTTCAACTGGTCTATATTTAGCACATAGAGGACAAAATTGTTTCTCTTTGTCATCAACAACAGTTTCTTCATCTGTCCCCCAAAGTTCTTTGTCTCCTTCCTCAACCAACGAAATCATTTTTTTGGGTTCTTCTTCAACCAACGAAATCATTTCTTTGGGTTCTTCTTCATGCTTGTCCATAACTCCTCCTGCCCTTAAAACGCATTTCATAATCTTTAAAAAACTTAGATTTATTCTTATGCCACTTCCTTAGTCTTTCCTTCCAAACATCAATAGATTTTGGGTCTTTAGATTTAATAACTGATCCACCTGATGGAAAAACAAGTTCTCTCTGCATCTGTAATGCATCCGCAAGATCATCTGTTTTGGCAGTTGGAAACCTTTCAAGTTCTTCTTTTAATATAGGAGTCAATGCATGCCCACGTGGATAATAAATGCATTTACTTTCAAATAATGGTTGTACACTTTTTATTTTCATTTCTTTTGTTAATCTTGTTGATTGTTTAATTTCTGTAACATTAAGAACAATTCCTTCCCTTCTCATTTTTTCTTCTACATATAATTTCAACATTTCCTGATATGCTATGGATTCTATACCGATTGTCTGCGGAAACCAATAATATGCCATTTCTATTATTTTGTCTGCCAATGTCATTGGATTTACTTGACCTCTCCACAAATCAAGTATATACCAATTATTTTCTTTGTCGGTAGTAATAACGATGATGGCAGAATAATCGCCAGCCCCTTCCTTCTTGGCAGGATCGACAGTCATAAATCTATACCCAATGGGTACAATTCCTTCATCATCTTCTCTTTTTATTTTCTGAAAACCAGAACCTTCATCAAATTCTTTAATGTAATCGAAGTGCACCCACCACGATGATTTAAAAACTTGGCTTTCCTCTGGAACTGGATCCATTAACATTAAGGAAGAATATAAATATGAACCATATTCTTTTTTTAAAATGTCAAGAACTGGTATATCAAAAAATTCTGGAAAAATTGAAACCCTTTTGTTATCTTCTATGTATTCGGCAGAAATCTTAATTGTTTCGACATTACCCCAATTTTCTATTTCACTATATGCGTCTGAATCATGCCACGGTGTTCCAATAAAATCTACTGGAGTATTTGGAAATTCCCTCAATGCAAAACAAGACCTTACATAATTAAGCATTTTCTTTCTAAGCTCTGGCGTTTCGTAATATCCAGGTGCCACAATATCGTCAAATTTCATGTACGAATAATGTCTCGAAACAACACTTGAATCTGAACCATGTGCCTCAATTGATTTTTCCATCTTAGAAAAATCTTCCCTGTTGGGTAATTCTATTTGTGATCTTGTCCACACAGTATCTGGCATCTTTGGGTTTTGTGGACAATGCTCAGGATACAATTCCCTAAATAGAGCATTTCTTATAAATTGATCTCCAGCCTCCTTCACCATATCTGATGCATTTGATAAGACAGCAGATGCAACTAATATTCTTTCAGACGGATTATTTAATAACATAAATATATTATGAGAAATATTTAAAATGCTTGTTTTGTAAAAGCCACGTGGAAGTAACCAAAGCCTAATTGGCTTCTTCCGTGGTTCCTGACATTTCTCCGCAACTTTCTTGTGTAGTGCATAACCCTTGTCCGATAGTCTCGTAAAGCCCAGTATTCTGTTGGCAAGATAAAAGAGGTCTGTTTTGCCTCTCTGCTTCATCTCTTGCAATTTCTGGGCTAATGTCAATGATTTGTTGTCCGTCAAGTTCTGCAATTCTTAATACCCTTTCTATTATGGACTTATCAATTAAAAAATTAAATTGTATTTTTCTTTGTGAAAATTCGTCAATCGCAGCACCTAATATTCTATTAGCACGAAGTGCAATGCCAGGATTGTTAATATCGAAAAGATTATTCCTAAGTTTTTCCATTGCCTTGCATAGCGAAAGTAAATTAAAATCATGTTCATTTCTCCTTGCCTTGATTGCATGTTGAATTAAGATTTCTGCGGCAAGATTTTGTATTCCCTTATCTGTACTATTGTCAATCCATGTGTCAAGGATTTCAATTAATAATTCGTAATCAATTCCGTAAACTTTTGCTAATTGTGCTGGTGTACATTTTGGATGGTTTACTACCCATTTTTGTGCATCCTTATCTGAAAGTTTTAAAACTTCATTTGCCAATTATTCTAATATCCCTTGGTTGCCTAAGTTTCAAATTTTTCCTACGAATAATTTCACCACTAACAAATACATTTTTTGGATATTTGTCTATATATTCTCGTAGTTGTTCATCATCAAAATCACGCAAATTTGAACTTTTGCTGGGTTCTTTTTTGTCTATCATAATTCATCCCAATAATAAATAATCGCAGTTGCACCTGTAGCTATTGAATAATATATACCATTTGAGCAAAGAACTGGATCGGCATGAGAATGGCCATCGGATGGTTTATTTCCATCACACAACATATTCTCTATTTCTTTTCCATCAACCGCAGATTGACCATTGTATGCTGTGAATTGTCTATTTGAACCTCCAGTTATCAAAACAAATCCAAAATAATGAGCATTATCTTTTGTCAATATTCCACTACCACTTAAAATCCCAGAACTTTTTTTCATCCATCTTGACATTTCAGCCACCCAAAATTGAACCAAATAGACTTCCAATAAATCCACGTGATGGACTAACACCTGGAGCCAAACTTAATAAACCATATGAACAATAATATGTTGCCATTTCTGTCGCAGTTAACGCTCCATAAAACCAACCACCAGATAGGGGTAAATAATTCATACTCTGAGCATCCTGTAATAATGCATAAAAATAGGAATAACTATTCCAGTTATTGGGGCAATCGCCAACAATCCCCAGGAACAGAAGAAGGAAGCTGTTTCTGATACGCTTGCACCGCCATAAAACCAATATCCACAAAATGGGAGATAGTTCATATCCCTAAAATTCTTTTATACCAAGGTTTTGTTTTCTTTTGTTCATCAATAAATTTTTGACGCATCTTAGATTCGAATGCTTCAAGATTTTTTATATAAACATTTATTTCTTCTGATCTAATCTTTACTGCAATATTTTTTAAATACAAATTAAGTTCGCCACCATTAAAAAATTTCTTTTCACCACGTTCAATTTCACCATAAACAGTTATCATGGCTTGATCTATTTGGTGTGCCTGAAATCCAATTCGTTGTAACCATCTTATCTGTAACTCAACCGATGGCGAAGATTCATCTTTATATTGTTCGTGTAATTTCTTAAAGTCCATAACTTTCTCCTTATACCCAAGTTAATCCTGCCCTGACAGTTGTAGCACCCAAATCTTGAACATTTCCAGTTGCAACATCAGCACTATCTGCAATATTACGAAGAGCAACCGCACCTGTTGCCTCAGTTATAATCATTTTGTTGTTTACCATTTCATAAAGACGTTCAAGAAGAAGTTCGACAGATAAAGATGTAATGGCTCCAGCCTTTGCCCAAACCGCAGCAGCTATCTCAGTCCCAGCGTCAGCGGCTAAGGAAGCTGCTGTGATAACGTTAGCAGCCAAACCATTAACCAAGGTACATGCCGCCACTGTTCCAGCTGGAGCAAGTCTTGAGGAAATAGTAGCATCAAGATTAGCAAGTCTTGTATCTCCCAATGCTGTTAATCCTGCACCAGCGGCTCCAATATCATCCGTCTGAGCCTCTATTGCTACCAAATCTGCTGCAATGCTTGCACCTGCAGGAGCACCCAATCTGACATAAGAATCTCCACTTTGAGGATTGTGAGTGCCAGTTGCAAGAGTGCCAATAATTTTAGGATCAATTGCTGCTGTATCAACAAGAATGGCATCCACATCTGCCCCAACATCATTAGCAGTTTGAGTTGTGCCGCTAACTTGAATGGTATCAACCTGAAGAGCATCCGAGCCTGCGACCAATGAATCATAAATATTTGCAGGAACAACCATGAAATCTTGCCAAACTGTCAATGCTCCAGTCACATGACACCATACTCTAAGTGTTCCAAGAGTGCCCGTATCAGTAGTATTGAGTACGCAAGTATAATGAGCATTTGCCCCAGTTCCAGTTAGTGCTGTCGTATCACTTTTTGCAGCTAATGCACCGCCTGCCTTAGAAAGCAAAACATCAGTATAAGCTATGGTTAAGGCATTCTCCTGAGTATTGCCATCTGTGGAGTCAAGAAAAGGGCCAAGCCTGAAGGTATATGCTGTGGATTGTTTTAATAATTGAGCCATTTAAATTCTCCTTCTTCTATAGTGATCCATTGCTACTGGAATTGAAAGTCCTCCCGCCGCCACATACTCATCCGCNCCGATATCCCATGCTCCTGCTGGTCTCGAATCTCCCTTGATGTCCGTGCTGAATGAAAGTTTTCCATCAGAATCCGTNCTTAAATCGGTTCCACCGTTAATCGCATCGGCGGTCGAAGCTAAGTTAAAATCGCCTCCAACTTCATCCACAAAATCTACAACGGTTGAATCCCATTCATTATTTGGAGAAGAAGTATCCTCTGAAATGTTATCAAGATAATTGGAGGTAGTAAAAGTAGTAATCTCGTAATCAGTAGTACAGGCCTGGCATATATTGTTTTTAAGATAAAGACTGACATCACCCGCTGAATCCAAAATACGGATGCCATCATCTGCCATATTAACGATTGTGTTATTATAGATTACAAAAGTGCATCCAGCATTACCGTAATCAAAATGAATTCCACGATATAGATAATTGAATAAATTATTCCAAACACGAATCGGATTTGAATTGAGTCCAGGAGTCAACGATAGACCTGGTCGAGAGGCTCTGCCCCCTGCCTTAATAATATTATTTGAGAGGTCTAAGGCTCCCGTTCCAGCATAGCTTATACCACCTGGGGCATTCGCCGAGGTATTATAAACTTCCCACGCATCTATGGATACCTTGCCAATGCTGATTGTCACGACATAGTTGTAGCCAGCATTGACTTCAATTCTTGCGGCATTTACATCATATTTGGCTCCGAGACTGTGCCTGCCTGTCCCCGTGCAGGTGAATTTCACCCAACCGCTTGTCGTATTTATCCCCGCAATGGTTATAGCG